AACCTAATTATCGACTTGTGACATCACATACTTCATATTTTATGTTAACTATGGAACAAATTTTCAGGTCTGATATAATCCAGTTTCACAACACTGGCGAAGGCCAGAGCGGGATTGTTGGCGGGTATGTTCGCCCACCAGTGATCAGCAAACAAGGGGGTCGCCCGGATCGCTCTGGACACGTTCTTCAGTTGAGCTTTACGATTGGCCCGCGGTTTACGAGGTGTGGGTTGCGGGCTATTTAAATTTGTTATTAGTTTACCAGCATCGTAACCCTAAGGGTTTGGGTGGTGTTGGCACCTGTTGCGGTGATGGAACCGTTGGCTGGGATCGTCAAACCGGTTGCATTGGCAAACCATTTGATATGCCCGCCGGGAGTAATATTTGCGACTGGAAAGCCGGTGATATTTGAAGTCAGTACAATTGACGCATTTGTTTGCTCGTTTGAAACTCGCAAGTACCTGAGCGTCACAGGCGTGATGGTGTCGCCCAAAGAGGTGGTGCTGTTGCCAAAAGTAAAAGCGGTTCCGTTTGCAGTGATCGAACCGTCGATCAGGTGGGTGGCGTATCCGCTATCAACGGAGTTGGCCGTGGAATAAACATCGTCGATCTGAGCGGAAGAGATAAGCAGACTCCCACCAGCAGCCGCCTTTTGCGAAGCCACCGTGATGTGGTCGTTTAATGTGATCTGCATACTTGGAATAGTCGCGTTTGCGGTTGACGTGCCCGTCGAGATTGTTGGCATGATTGGCCCTTTCTGAAGGATGAGTTAAACTTCAAGCACTTCGAGTTCGAGTGTACCCAAGTCTAAAGTCTGGTAAGTTCCGCCGCCTGGGTACGAAGTTGTGAGGGTGATGTTCGCTTTGGCGCCTTGAGTGTATGGCAGGGTCGCCGAGAGGTTTGATGTGAACTGGTAAAGCGTTGTCCCTGAACCCTGAATATCAATTGTGCTTGCAAAATTGTGGCTGAAGGAGACTTGATAAGCCACACCGTTTGCAGTGGTGTTGGCCGATACGCTGGAACTCGTCACAGTAAACAGCCTGCGAGCATGGCTTTGTTTACTTGAATTCACCACTTGATATTGCGAAGGGACTGGCCAGTAATACCCGCCCAGGGTCATGTTCGATGCAGCCGAGGTGGTTTGGCCAGTGCGATAAATATAGAAGTATGTTCCGTTTGCATCCTGCACCGCAACAGGGACATTCGGAAGATTTGACGGCAAGGCTCCCACCACCGAATTGGAAATAAAAGTCGCCTTGATCACCTTGTGAACTGGAAATGCCCTGGTCACGTTCCTTGTGGTCAAACAGGCAGTACCAGACGTGGTCACGTTCGGCACGGAACTGAAAGTTAAAGTCAGGTTGGTAGACAGGACTTGATTTGCAATCGGAACAACGAAATCTCCGTCTTGATAAAACGTGATGCCAGGCGAATTTGCTGGACCGTTTGCCAGTATCCCGTTGGATGTGTAATGCGATACCGTCGAGTTTACCGGAGTGATGGACCAATTGTAATTGACCGTCAAACCTGTCTCAGTGACGGTGTTCCCTGTCGAGTCGATCCACTGGAAAGTTGAGTTTGCCTGATTGTAAACAGACAGGTTCGCTGTGCCGTTTGAGCTGGGTAAGGTGAAAGGCTTCACCGCTTGGAATGAGTAGTTCGTAGATCGCAAGAATTGCCCGTAAGCAGTCAAACGATTGTCGCCGGTGATGTTGGACGCAACAAGCGAGTCCGTCCATGTGTACGTTGTGCCGCCCGTCAATGCACCGGGAAACTGTGGTGTGAAAGAGCATGTTTTTTGGACTTCACAGTACCATTTCCCTGGAGATTGCTCTATAAGCGAATCTGAAAAAGGAGGATTTGTATAATAGTAGGTCGATCCGCCGTCATACACAACTCCTGTTTCTCCTTCGTTCCTCCACAAAGGATTCATCCATGTAATTTCACTTGATAAACTGTTTGTCGGCCCTGTGCGAACAAATCCGTATGGTGCAATGCTTGCCGATGCAGTTGCGTGAAAATCCCAAATCCGCCATTTTTTACTGTAGCAATCATATTCCATGAACAGTTTTGGAGAATAATTGCTTGCATAATTGTAAATTGCCCACTGATGCTCGACTTGCTCCATCATCCTGTTCATAGTAATATTTGTTGTTGTGGCAGTAATTGTTGTGCCAGTATAACCATAAAAATAAACGTAGCATCCGGCAGGTTGCTGATTTAAGGCTAAAAAAAAAGCACCTGACCGGTTCTTGTGTCTCTGTGAGCTGGTCGAATCATGCCGATGGTGACACTGCCATCATTGTACTCATAGGCTGGATCGTAAGTGATATTCCCAGATGTCGTCAAATTATTCCATTTGCCTGTGGAGTCCCGATAAACTTGAACCCAAGAGTATTTACGGGGAGTCGAGGAGTCTTGCGCAGTCAGGCGAATATCTAAATCGCGAACAAGTTCCTGCTTTGGTCTTGCGTCATTCATGGCTTATTACAGGCTCCTCCACGGTAGAAACCAAGCGTTCGTTTGACCGGCACTGTCTTAAAAGTATACCCGAATTGAACTGATGCCATCTCGCTTGAGTTCACAGAAATGTTGAAATTGGATATCAGGATGTAGCCTTCGTACGTCCATGAACCCGCCGTGATGATCATGTACATCTTTGTTCCTGCCCGCACGCTCACAGGGTCGGTTGTGTGGTCGGTGTCGCTGGCTGTGACAAATCCATCCACGGTGCCTGAGATTGTGGTGGGCCCAGAATAGCTGTCTGTGAAGCCGTTGTAGGCTGTGGTGCCGATAGTGGTGATGCTGGAGGATTCTGTGGCCGATATGGACCCATGCTCGATGATGAGAGGATTGGCGTCAGATGGTCCAGTACCTACCGCACACCACGAGTAGTTGACCCGGTTGCCGTTGCCTGCGATGAAGCCACGTCCGGTGAATGGTCGGTTTAGTGCTGCCATACCAGGGCCTCCTTAGACGGCAATTGAAACAGGTGGTTTTGGAGCGGTCGAGAGAATGCCGTAATAGAAGAGGGTGCTTGTATAATCCTGATAGTTGTAGCTGCGGAAGACGTGCGAGTTCTTTGGCCCAGAGGTTTGGGCTACTCCGTTGGTAATCACAGGAGCCATCGTTGACCAGGCCATCAGTTCTGATGTAGCGCCCGGGTATTTGGCTCGTATGCTCTCGGATGGTCGAACATCGGTCGGCGCGTCGATCAAGTTCCAGTCTTGTGGCTTGCTCTCGAAGTTGTGGGTGATCTTGTAACCTGGATAGCCCAGAGGCGACATGCTGTATTCGTTGTCGCTTCCAAGGTAAAGCAGAGTTCCAGCCGCCCAGATGGAGATATCCTTTCGATTGACTGATCCTCTCATCTTGGTCATGTTGGCCAGGTTGACAAGCGATGCATCCACCCACGGGAATTCAATGCGAATCACGTCCTTGGCATCGACTCTGGGCATGGGCTTGTTTAACGGGGCAAAGGTGCCGTTGGCAAAGTCTGCTCCAGCTCCACCAGCGATACCTGCAGCGGTGTACTTTGCAGCAACCGTGTTGTTCTCGCCAAACTCCACAAACTCGCCTGAGCCTTGCATGGTCACCCAGCAACAGTTCAGGCCCAGCGTGTTCTCTGGTTCCTGCATCCACTCCACTGAAACTTCGGCCAGATCGGCATTCTCGAGCGTGTTGATGCCTGAGTTTAGGTCAACAGATGTGCCGTTGGCGTTGAGTGTGTTGGGTGCGTAGGTGTCAAGAATCTTAAAGGACATCTTCTGAGCTGTAAGTGCCGAAAGAAGTGTCTGCTGAATCTTGGATTTGTAAGGGTAGCTAGCCGTTGGGCCACCGTTTTTGCGTGCAAGAAAACGGTCTTTACTGTCGATCAGGGTCAAAGCCAATTGCAGGTTGGCCGCAGTGCATGGGACGATCCAGCGACCTGTGTAGGTAACGGAATTTGCTTCAGCGGTGTAGCCAAAGCCGTCGGTTACGGGTGTCCAGCCAGGGAAAATCATTTTAGGCTCCTACCAGTTGAGGGGACCGGTCTGGGCCGGGTTTCTTTGTGGCCATGTCTACGGCACCGGTTCTTCCGCCTGTGGGTGAAGTATTAGCCGCAATCTTTTCCAAGACTGTTAGTTGCTTGTCTGCTGTTGCTGCGTTGTTCAATAGAGCGGAAAACGAAGATCGCTGTGGACCTTGTTTCTTTTCCGTGGAAATGGTTTTCCCCGGCATTTCACCAATCGCACCCGGCCCAGTCGGCACATTTAACTGCAAAGCCGCAGAGAGAGAGGCTTTGTCGGCGTCACGCTTGGCGTTGGCTTCGGCAATCTTGTCACCAGCCTCTTGATCCATCTGCTCTCGTCGCTGACCAAGAGAGGCAACGATACCGGTCATGCCTTCGCCCAGGCTGATGCCCAATTGTTTGGCGATGAAGCGAAACGGTTGCATGATCAGGTCGATGCCTTGGGCTAAACGATAGGCAAGCTCCACACCCATCCGGCCAAAGATCCCTTGGAATCCTCCGAAACCAATGATGGCATCACGGAAGAATCCACCAACAGCACCAAGCACCGACATGAACCATCCACCTACAGTCATCAAGCCTTGGCCCAACGGAATAATCACACCCACGACAGCCGCCGCAAGACCATCAGCCATGTCAATGATTGTGTTTCGCATCTGGTCGATAAAGCCCGTGAATCCCTCAAAACCTGCTCCACCAATCGCACTTAAAATGACCGATTGCAGATAGGCAAAAGCCTGGGTCACAGGTTGAATCGCCTGGCCAAACTTCGTCATCATCGTTTCGATGGAGTTGGAGTTGGTCCGCTGCATATTGGAAGTCGAAAGCCGAGTGTTTGCAAAGTCGCCTTTAGCGCGTTGCGTCTGCTGCATGATGCCTTGGGCGATAGCCTCACCCATCGGCAGTCCTGTCGCCTTGAGACTGTCAGCATCGAGAAACACCTTGTACTTCCGCATGACCTGAAGTTCGCCAGCGAAAGCCGATTGCAAGTCCTCACGGATCTTGGCCGGGTCGATGTTGTCCTGGCTGGCGATATCACCCACTCTGGCTTCGAGCTGCTTGGCAATGTCGATGGCTTTCCCGGTCTCAGTGCCAAGCCCTTTCATGGCCATGGCCGATCCTGTGATGCTCTCCAAGATATCTTTCATCTGGCCTTGGCCGCTGTTTTGCAACTCGCTTGCAAACTTGACAGCATCGGCTGTGGCATCGCCCATCAAGACACCTGTCTTGCTCAGCGTCTCGTTGAGGTCGGCACCCCTGCGGGAGGATTCGGCAATTGCAGAACTGACGCTGGCCATCGCATTGGCTGCAAGAGTCATGGCCGCAGCACCAGCCGCCATTCCAGCACCCATCATTCCAGCACCCATTAAGCCGCCACCACCACCGGAGGAAGATTCCTTCTGGCTCCCAAAGCTCTTGAGCATGGCCTTGGCTTTTTCAAGGCCGCGGCCAAGAGCGGTTGTGCGTGCTCCGATGTCTACGTATACGTCGCTAATTGCTGGCATCAGGCGTCCTCCCAGTTCTCCGGCACAAGCGACATGACTTCATCAAGAGTGTCTCTACTCAATTGGCCTGTCAGGTCAGGCTTTTCGACCATCAGAACCATGATCTGCCACGGCGTGAGTTCAAGAACATCCTGATACCGCATGTGACCCTCTAAGACCAGTCGCCTCATCAGATCGTGCCAGTTGACGCCTGAGAGGTGCTGTCTTTTGGGTCGTCTGCGCTCCGCCCGGTGATAGCGAACATCAGTAGTTTGATCAGAGCGGTTTGGTAAGGAATGGAATCAACCAGCGCCTTGACCTCATCTTGAGTGACTGTCTGGTTACGCTTCAGTCCGTGGTAAAGAACAGCTTGCTGAACCTCACGAGACGAGAAAAGATAGGCTTGACCATCTTCACTTTCTGGCAATGGTGGCCAGTAAGCGTATTGGCGTTTGGCTTCTTTCCAAATCTCTTTGGCTGTCGCTGGTGGCAGGTCACGACAGGCCTCTTTGGCGTCAGTCAGAGGATTCGGGACAATGCCCCGAAGCACGTTGCCAATTTCCGCACGGTCGCCAGCAGTCAGCTCGGAAAGTATCCAGCTCCGGCTGTTGAGCCGGAACTGGAATTTGCGAGCGATCAGGTCATCAATATCAAAGACCATAGAAAATCTCTCTCAGGTGTTAAACGCAGTTCACAATGCCGATAACTCGCGTGCGTGGATCGCCGTTGTTTTTCAACGACAAATCCAGCGTCACAAAGTCGGCAGCATCCAAAGATGTTTTGAGCGATTCAAGAATGAATTCGCCCTCGTAGTTGAGTGATCCTGCAACCAGGTTGGCGTTTAAATAGTCGCCAGTTTTGAAAGGAAGCACAGTGCCGTTGGCGTTGCCTGTGCCTGTAACCGACGAGACGAAAGCATTGACTTCAATACTTACGTCGAGCGAACCGGCAGCACGGATCTTGCCAACACAGTTCACGTTCGCTTCAGCAACCGACACGTTATCGTCCAGCGAGCCGGACTTGGCAATCATGTTGATGGATGCAGTCGTGTTGGCTGTGCCTGTGGTTTGATCCAGCGGAGTCAGTGTGATGGTCCCGTTCTTGAACGTGACCGGCTTGCCCTTCATGGCCATCGCATGTGCCCTTTCTTAATTGTCGAACAGTTCGACTCGGAGAGAGAATTCAAATATCCAGACATCCAATTGGCCGATCTTGGCAGGCCGGGCCAGGTTATCAGGTTCGATCCGAACCGCGATAATCTTTGTGTCAGACAGAGATTCCATGCTGGCCGTTGCCAGCTCACCTAGCGTCCAGGTGGATTCTGCCGATGTGGTCAAAACAGAAATCTTGTAGTTGTGAGAGTCCTGTTTCATGCCCGCCGAAAGGTAGTCGCGAGAAAATCCGGTGGCTTCCAAGACTGCAAATGGTGGGAGGAATGGTTCTGGACCATACTCCAGCCACAACTCGGGGAGACCGGATTGAGCTGACCAGAAGGTTTGAATCAGTGCAGGAACGTTTAGGCTCATGCGGTCACACTCGGTGCCGGTTTGCGGCAAACGATAGTGACTGCTGTGTGATGGCCAAGGCCACCAGCATCAGATGAGGTGGTTACCTGACCTGTCATGTTCCTGCCTGAAGGTGTGACGACTTTGATCCAGTTGTCTGTTGTCAATAGCCAAACGCCTGGCAGATAGACCTTGTAGGTTTCGGCAGTTTGTTCGTGAAGCGGACCGTCTTGGGACTGCGATTTAAAGTCGCACCGGCACTTCGTCCTTCCAATGACGGAAAGGCTTTGCAGTGGTTGACCCATAGACCCTTTGGTGGTGTTTTCTGCGTAGATCGTCGCTGAGGAATTTAGCAGGGCTGCGGGTGGGCTCATCACAGGCCTGCCTTTCGCACAGCTTTTTCGATCTCGTTGAGGATCTTTGGTCTGACTGACAAGAACGAAGGTCTCAGGTATGGACGAGCTGGGAATGAACCTGGTCCACCCAGTTCCTGTCGTCTGGCATAAACCAACGTGTCGAGTGGCCCCACCTTTGCGGATAGCCCGTCGTTGTACTTCTCATACTGAATGGAACTGCGAAGGTCGCCAGTCTGACGGTTTGGAGGTGTGCCAGGCTTGGAAGCCGTCACCCACTTATTGACAGGCTCGCCGTACCAGTAAACTCCACTGTGATGCTCGACGGCACCCGTCTTTTTGTCTGTGTGTGTAAAGCTGCCACCATGACGAACGTTGAGCTTGCCAGACTTGCTCTTGAACTGCTTGATGGACTTACCCATCAGAGCTTCGCCACGAGCGATCTTGGCAGCGTTGTTTTCGTCTTCGCTCATCTTCTTAGAGACTTTGTTGAGCTTGGCCAGCCCCTTGCCTTTTTGACCAGCTCCGCTTAAAGATTTCATCGTGGCGGTTCGCACCCATTCGGCGGACCTCTCAACCGCATTGGTCAGGTTCCGAAGCACCTGAGCCATGTACTGGTCACCCTTCCATGAAATCTTGATATTGTCTGCCATAGCATCACCCTGCGGAGTAAACGCGATAAGGTTGGATCAGGGTGGAAATGTAAGGTGGCAGGCCCTTCATAAAGGCCGTGTTCAGCGTGTAGCTGTAATCGCCGATGGACTCAGATGAAACCACAGAAGATTTGTTCTGCATGTCGAGCATCCAAGTCATCGCCGCACCGATCAGCATGTCCTGTGTGTTTTGATCGAGACCGTCGCTCGTGTAGGTCACCACGATGTTTGAGATCCCGGGATCCCATCCAAGGAGCTGATTCCAGAAACCGTTGTTTTGTCTCGTCAGTCTGCCTTCAGAGTCCCAGTGCAGGGATGTCAGGTCTTGTGCGTTGTTGTTGCAGACCACGGAAGTGACTGCGGAAACTGGCGTCGCAGTCAGCCATAAATAAGTTTGATTCTTGCCCGTGAACGTTTGCGTTTTTGTGCCTGGTGAAATCTCTCGGCCTAAGGCTTGAACCAGATAAGTCTCAGCCGCGTTTGCCAAAGCCTGAAGTGGACCCGGGGCCAGGTTGGCCAATTGTGGGTACATGTAAGTGACTTGCGGGCTGATGGCCATAATAATCGCCTGACGGATAAAAAGATGGGATGGGCCACTCTTGGGAGAATCATGACCCATCCCCTGCGGGGCTTACTTGCTCTTCAGCACGCGGATTGCGTTAGGCTGAACCACACGACCACCACGACGAGCGCGAAGCACAAACTCGTAGGAGCCGTTCTTGTATGCGGGTTGATCATTGACCTTGATCGTCGGAGAGACGCGGTCAAGCATGTAATAGGCCGACTTCCAGTCAGCATAGTACAGAGGCAGTGTGCCAGCCGTAGCCGACAGGCTCGGGACGTTCTCACTGATGATGATCGGTCGGCCCAAAAGGCTACCGTTGGCCCATGTGGTTCCGCCGCCAGGTGTAGCACCGATGAAGCCGTAGTTTGGCAGGAACAGAGGGCGAGACTGACCGTCAACCAGTCCAGCAATGGCGCCCAGCGTGGCTGAGTTCATCAACCAGGCACCTTCAGTTCTGAACTGCTGAGGGGTCTGGTAGAACATGTTGATAAGGTCTTGGTACGTGATCACAGCGCCTGTCGTGGTCGCAGTGATCTGAGTGACAACACTCGATTCGGTCAGGCCATAAGGCTGGCTGGAGCCAGAACCGGAGATGATGGCGAGGTCAGTGGCCACAGCCAGCGACTTTTGGAAGATGTCCGGAATCAGTGTGGAAAGACCGTAAGCGTTGTCTTCCAACAGGCTGATTGAGAACAGTCCATAGGCCCAGACTTCATTGACGTTGATGTCGATTTGCTCGACAGTCATATTCGAGCCTTGATCGGTCGGGCTGGATGGAGTTTCACCGCCCCACGAGACCGTCACAGGATAGGCTGGATATTTGTTGTCAGTTGTCTTGACCCGTGGGAAACGAGTCGTCAGGGAGGTTGTCGGAATGGTTCGAACAGCGTCCTGAAGCATGCCCGCCTGTGGAGGCGTCATGATCAGTTCTGACCATTGAATTGGGACCAGAGCCGCACCACCACCAGCCGTGCCAGCAGCAACACCTTCCGTGAAGGCTTTGCGGACCATGTCGCCAGCACCCGCGTAATCGCGGCCACCAGATCGCATGAACTTCAGGATTTCGCGTTTGTAGGCTGGCGTACAAGCCTTTTCAATCGTGTCGAGCGAATAGCCTTCGGCCAGATAAGCCTCGACGGTTTCGCCCTTTGGTTCGATCTCGGGTCGGTAAGCCTTGTTGACCAGACCGGGGTGAACCATGCCAGGCTGTGGGTAATGCCCGCCAGCAGGAGTGGACTTTACATCGTAAACGTGACCAGGGCGATTGGAGGCAGGAACCTGTCCAGCCCACTGATCGTTCTGCTCGATGCTGGCCTTCAAAATAGCCACGGTGTTTTCGCGTTCTGTGGCCTTGGTCACAGCTTCATTGATTTCGCCCAGGCGAGTTGTTGCCCGACCCATTTCGGCCACCTCGTCAACGGTGTGACCTTGCTTATTAACGAGTTCCGAAGCACGAGCCTTAAGGGCGGTGGCTTCGGATTGCAACTGTGCAATCTCAGAGTTCTGCATGCTTCGGTAACCTTTTCTTCGGGCTAAGGATAAGTTCATGGCCTGCCCGTTAAGGGCCACGAATAAAGATCTTCCTACATTATCACTTGACTTTGTGATTATGCAAGAAGTGGAGGTAAATTGTTTGGGTCAGCCACCGTAGCGCTCACGCAGTAGGCGTCCCATCCACGACCTTCTACGTTTCTCTCGGTGATCCAGCAGTATCCATTCCAGCCCCAGCGGGTTCCCCACGAGTTTTGCATCAATATCGCCCACTTTCCGTTGGGCATTCTCTTCATTCCCATGCCGCCGGTGACAGCGTGATTGTGCGTTCCGGCTCGGTTGCCTGGAACGCCATCTTTGTCGAGCGTGTTGAAATTGGCATTGACCGGGACTGAAAAGTTGAATGGCATTCGGAGCTGTGCGGCAATACATAAATCTCTGAACGTGTTCAGCCGATATCCGATTTCGATTTTAAATCGCTGTGCATCAGTTCTGGCGGTTGCAGAGATCTTTGAAGGATTAATAACGCCATATGGCACAAACGATTCAGTGCACGTACCCTTGTTTTCAAGGTAGACAAGAGCTTCTGCAATATTCGATCCAACGTCCCAACCATTGCACAAGTCAGCATACACAAGCCAAGGGCTAAGAGGGACATAAGCAGCACCAGAAACGTACCGAGCGATTTCCAAACTGCTTGCCGCTGCATGGCCATTGCAAGCCCCTTTTCCGTTCTGGTCTTTAATCTTGACCGGATACTTTGGGTCGTCCCTCAGGTCGAATTCTTCCCATTCGCTTTCGGGGATGTCTGGGAGTTGCTTGCCAGTGGCCAGCATGAGCGTGGATTCATGGCTTCCCAAATACCTCAGCTCGCCGTCAGGTGTTACCCAGCCAAGCAGATTGCTCACTTGATCACCTCCACCAGCTTGAGGATGTCATCCTTGGTCTTGGGACTCGTAGACTTGACGATCTTTCCTGCCTGATCCTGCAAGATGACGGTCGGTAAACCTATCTGACCAACGGTTGTTTGAAACCCTAGTCGATCTATGTCCACTTCCCCTGCGATGTACGATCTGTACTGTATCCCACGCGATTCTAGCAACTTGCGGATCTCTGGATCTGTACGCCATGCTTGTTGCTCCGGTTTAGACTCGTCAACAACAACCGAAAACCATTTGATGCCACTGACCGGCTCAGGCTTTCCGTCCTCATCTGGCACTGGTGGCGGGACAGGTCGAACACCACCCTGTTCGATGGCGATGACACTTCCACTGGACTTGCCCACAAAGTAGGTAAATCCAGCATGACTAAACACCACCCGCTCCTCGACTGCTGGCGGAACCAGAGTCGAGGGAACAGGCTGTTGAGCCAGCAGAACTGAGATCAGAAGTCCGATCACAGGCCGACCTCCCATTGAACGGATTTGAGCTGCGACTGAATCGACTCTTCACGCTGATTCATGGCCGATTTCACACTGGTCTCGTCGATGCTCACCAGCTCACCGTTGGCCAGCTTGGAAAGCAATTCGCGGATCACTTCCACGATGATTGGAGTTAACAGGCGGATGATGATCTTACTGATCATTTGCTGGCTTCCACTTCATAAATGTAAATTGCTTTGGGGCTGAATAAGCCGCGAGGTTTGGCCAAGAGGAATCTTGGTGGTCGCGGCT